TTCGTCATACGGAGCCGGTCGAAATCGACCAGCATGAGACGCTCTGACGCAGCCGCGCCGAGTTCCTCCACCAGTTCAGGACTGATAGGCGGAAGCACCCGGCCAACCGGGAGACGGGCGGCCATCAGACCGCCCCCGCCATGCAGATCTCGCGGTGGATCATGGGAGCCTCGGACATGAGGAACAGCCCGAAGGCCCCGGCTGCAGGCCCACCGATGAAGGTGAGGAGCAGCTTAAAGTAGTTCGACTTTTTCATATTTTGCGCCTTTCTGCCCTATGTGGGCAAGGTGATAGGCGCAGCATATGGGCGCACAGTCAAGAGGTTTTTTTTTGGAGGGTTCCCCCGCGTTCCCAGAACGATCCACTTTTCAAGTCCTGAGTTTAGAAGGGCGGTTTTTTTTGTGTGTTTCCGCCCGCCCCCCTTGCGCCGCGCCCCCCCCGGGGGGCTGCGCTTGGGGCTTGGCCCCTTGCCCCCTACCAGCGCGCGTGAACGAAGGCGAAGCCAGCTAACTGGGGGGGGCTGAGGTGGAGCCTACGCCCGAGGTTATGTTTTTTTCTGGTAGTGCAGAGCGGGGGAGGTCCCCCACGTTCGGACAAGCCGAACTCCCCCCGTTGATACGTGGTAAAATGTCCTATCTGGACTTTTCACTATACTTGGCTTCTCGGGCGTCAACCCCCTCGCCTACGGCTCGCCCGTACCGGGTGAAGGAGTTGACCCCCTGCGAGGCCCGCGTGGGTTCTCCGTGCCAGATAGGCACAACAAAGGAGACCGATATGAAATACGTTTGGGAAGCAACCGTCCTCGCGCATCACGAGTTCGGAAAGGTTGTTTTCAAGCAACTTTACGACAGCGAGGAGAAAGCCTACACAGCAATGCAGGAGCAGCTCGCCGGCTTCAAAACGTCCTGCGAGCCGGAATGGGTGTGGTACTATGAAGGATACGTCTACTGCCACAGCGTGAAGTGACGTAATAGGGCGGGGGAAACCCCGCCCTTAGTTCTGCGGCAGCACGAGCGCCAAAAGCGCAAGTTTCGCAATCCAAATTATCGCGATCCACTTGAGCAGCGTCAGCATTTTTTGTCCCATGGGACGAAGCGCCGCGACGACCCATCGCCCGCGTTGGACTTTGGCGGGGTCCGCTTGCATTCCTCAAGCTTGGGGTTCTCCGCTTTCGTCCTCGGGGTTTCCCTCGCCCCGCGCAAAGGCGGTTCCGAGGTAGTCGCGGCCCGGTTCACCCCAATAGGGGCGGCCCTGTCGGTCGAAGCCGGTTGGCGGTCGCTTGGCGCTTCCCTCAGAGGTCCGCGCATCGACAGCGGGAGCGCTTCCAGCGCCCGCGCCACCCGGAACGTTGAGCGGCCAATCCCGCTGATATTCTGGGTGGGCTTCGATGCCACCCGCGTCTGCGAACGCCTTGAACTCTTCGACATCATCAAACCCCCACGATTGAGCCAGAGCCTTATAAAAGCGCTCCTCGGCCAACTTTTGCAAGCCCTCCTCCCACACAAGGCGGGATTTCTGCTTCGCAAGTGGGGTTTGCCGTTGCAAGAACGCCTCATCGTCGAACATCGCGGCATCCCGCGAGTTGATATATTCTTGGCGTTCCAGCTTGTCGAAGGTTGCCTTGAGCCATTTTGACATTTGCGGGCGCTTAGAGCGATCCCGCACGATGAGGTTGAGATAGTCCCGCCGCGTAGCGCCGGTCATCAGATAGACCTTCCCGGGGGTTCCCCCGGGGGGCATGTATTCAAAGGTCGAAGGCATGACGCCCCACTCAATGTTTCGTGCGGCTTTTTCTGCGAACCACTCATACCCGAGCGCCGGTTTTTTCGATTGGCTAAACCAGCAGTTCTTTTTTCCGGAGTGATAGAGATACTCGCAGCAGTAGCGGACGGATTTTTCTGAGCAAGACCAGTCCGCTACAACGTGGCCATGGGGCCACTCACGGATATGGATCATATCCTGTTGAGGCATATGTCGCGAGAGCGGTTGAGCGATCTCCGGGTTTTCCGCAAAGACTTTGCGGTTTTCGAGTTTCGCCGGGGCCGTTTTCCTTGCCTTCAATTTCTTAAAGAACAGGATGCAGTGAAAATGTGCCCTGTCCCGGAGGTCGCCATACTCGCCCGCGACAAGATACCTTACTTTGTGACCCGCCTTGCGAAGCCGTTTCATAAACAACTGGAAATGGTAAGGGTTTACAACCCTATGCGAAAGTTCGAGAGGATTTTGAGGTGGGGCATAGGTCAAGCTCAGAGTGAGACTGACCTCAGACGTTGCCGCTTCGCATAGGCAACGGCCCACCCAATCGTTGACGTAATTTTCCTTGCACTGCCAGCAGTCCTTGCAAGGTTTCGGGACTTTCACCCAATTCGGTCCGCGTTTGACCCATACGTGTCCGTCTGGAGTTACACACATTTTCGGCCCCTTCGATTGGCGGTGTCACTAAAAGGGTATTTAGATCAAGGATGTATACCCGTCCGCAATCCTTCCAGTAGGAGAGGATTGCGGACGGACGGAAACACCCCGCGTAAGCGGGGAGTTTCCTTTCTCATTTGCCGAGGGGCTATTTAAGGGTCGCCACGATCACCGTTGGCGATACGTGGACGGGCGCACCCGTGGGCAAAGCCCTGATCCGGTCGCGATAATCAAGGATCTCCCAATGCGCAGGGTCCCACTTGAAGCGATCCGATTTGGTGTGGTCATTGCCACCCCAATTTAGGCCGAGCTTTCTGGCCTTCGGGAGCGTGGCGTTGATTTTGCGCAGTTCATCTTGGCCGAGCCAATGAATGAACAGCCATTCCCTATCGGTCAGTTCCCACGCATAGCGCCCGTGGATAATATCCACAGCCTCGCCGATGTTGTGAGCCCCATTGGGCCACGCGAGCTTTGAAAAGCCTTCCCGGCGGAGCCTATCTTGCTCGGCCTTGGTGCGCAACGCACAATGGACGAACAGCGGTATGCCGAGTTTGGCGGCCCGAAGCACCAGCCGCGCCGCCCACAGCTTGAGGCGCGGATCGCACTGTTGCCAATCCGCACGCTGTTGTTGCGCCGCGTAAGACGCGGAAGTGAGGAAGGCAGGAGCCTTGAGCCTTTCGGGCGTATCCCACTGAGGATTATCCTCGGGGGTTTCCGTGAAGCGATCCTCAACCCTATCCGGGTTTTCGGCACGGGCGGCAGCAACTATGGCTTGGGGCGTCGTGAGACGCCCCAAGACATACTCTTGCCACCAGCGCGTCAGGCGCTGGCCCGGCTTCATTTGGCGTCCGCCTTCGCCTTGGCGTCGGCTTCCGCCTTGGCCTTAGCGTCGAGCATGCCGCGCAGCATCACCTCGTCATCGTCGTGGACCACGACGTCATCCGCCTTGGCCTCGGCGTCGCGCGCCTCGCGCACCTTGTCCAAGATCTCGCGTTCCTCACGAATACGCCGAATAGTGGCGCGTTCTTCGATCTTCATGAGGCGGATAGCCTTGGTCACTTCCAGCATGGTCCCGCTTTCTTGCGGCAGTCGGTCGATGTTGGTGAAGGTTTCCTCATTCGCGACGACGAGGCGTGGCGGAGGAGCCTTGCGATAGACCTTCGCCGATCCGCCCACCAACGTCACTTGCGCGCCGTCGGGGAGCGGTATCCGGTGGGCCGTTTCCGGCCCGACGGAGACTTGGACGCCCATGGTTTCGATGGAGAGGGCGAAGGGTTCCGATGACCGCAGGAGCAAGAGCCCTTGCGCGGAGAAGGTCGTTTCATTGAGTTCATTCCATTCCAGAGGGTTGAGTTTCATAGCGCAACTTTCTTTCAAGTTTGGTGCATTTTTGCAAACCGCGGTTTTACCTGGCGAGCAAAAATGCACAGGTTGAGGATCAGACGCCGGAGGTTTCTACGGCGTCATAGTCGTCATTGGCTTCCGTAAGCACGTCGCCGAACTGGACGGTTCCGACGATCGACGCGGCATGCCGCGCGACGACCTCAAAGGCCGGAGCCAGCGTGTCCGCAAACACGTCATGGGGGAACGGCGTGGGCGCAATGTGATGGTGCGTGTTAAGCACCGGATCCACAATGTCCGTCTGCCACAGCCCCGCCCGGCTTTCGGTAATCACCGCGCCGGGGGTCGGTTCATAGAAGATACCGCCCAGCGCCGTGAAATCGCGTTTCCACTTCGCGTTCATCGGCTCATAGCCATAAAGGCCACCCGGGGTCGTGTGCTTGGCGTCCACGCGCCGGTTCAGAACCATATCCACGGGCAGGGTCCGCTGAATGTCGCGAAGCGGGTTCGGGTAGTGATCGAAGGTGGTGCACAGCAACCACTCATCGGCCATCCGCTCATCAAGCCGTTCCGGCAGCACTTCCACGGTGTAGATAATCACCCCGCCCACATCAACTTTGGGCGTATTGATGTTGAGTTTCGCTTGGCAGCGCCCCTCCACGACGGAAACGTCGAGATTGGCGCTGTCGGTAGCGAACCGCTCGGCAAAGCCGACCGGCACGCGGGCGCTATCAAGCAGAATGGGGCGCTTGAAGCTTTCCGCGCCGGGGTTGATACCCTGCATGAGCAACGCGACGAGGGTATCCTCATTGTCGAACCCGGTCGCATCGTTGCCCGCATAGGCCGCGTGGAGTTTGGCATACGCTTGGGTAATACGCGCCTTGTCGATGTCGTTCAGCGTAACGCTGATCGTCTGGCCCGACATGACCGCCTCAATAGCCGGGCGGCGCGACGCATTTGCCGCGCCGTCCGTCGCAATGGCTAGCGACGACGCGGAGTTGTCGGTCACGACTTGCGACCGGTCGAATGCTGCGACCGTCCCGCGCAACGCCGCCCCGGCCGTCACGTTGGCAAGGGTCCCGAACGTATAGACGCCATCGACGGGCAACCGACCGGCCAACACGTCAAGATCGAGAGAGCCTTGCACGAGCGCGGCCTCATAATCCGGGACGACATGACCAAAGCGCCCCGACGGCCAGAAGGCCGGCGGCAGAGAGGTCGCGTTCGCGATGCTTTCGGACGCATATTGCCGCCGCGTCAGCCGCGACGAGTGAGCAGCAGCGCGGAAGTTCCAGATGAGGTTGAACGCATCGATCAAATCGGTATTGATCGTCGCACCAGTCGGAATGTGCAGCCCAAGGGACTTGAAAAAGTCCGATGCTGCCGCCGTCGTGAGCGTCGCGCCACTGATCGTCGTGAAGAACGCCGGTGGGGAGCGATCCGCCGCGCCCAGCGACTTGATCACTTCGCCGGTCATCGCGTGGTTGAGTTCATCGCGCCCCGGAAACTGCGGCATCGCCGTTTTCGGGACGAGCCACGCTTGGAAGTTGGCCACGACCGCGTTGAGGAGCGGGCGCGGCATTTCGGCCAGCTTGAGATCAAGGCCGACGCTACCGCCGACGCTTTCCCCCGGCAGGACCGGAATGTAGCCGAGCGGGACGACGACGCCCGCGCGACCCGAGGTCATTGCCACGCGGTTGTCCGGTCGCAACGTAATTTCGTATGGGACCGGAGTAGAAGATTGACGAGCCATGAGGTTTCCTTTCGTCACTGTATCCAAGATGGGTCGAAGAGACGCCGCTTGTTTTTCCGAGGTTTCGGGGACACGTCGAATTTGGACGTGTTTGACGGGGGCATGAGTTCCCACGTCCTGTTCACAACCCCCGGAGGGATTGCGAGAGGGGTCCCGGTGTCCATGGGACCCGTCGACATCCGCTTTTTCGCGGCTTTGTTTTTGTTGTTGGCTTCGATGAAAATGCCCGTCAGGAGTTCATCCATATCGGGGCCAACCGGGAGAACCGTTTCCTGCCCGTGGCTTTGATACGAGACAGTATTGTCCCGCTCATCCGCCAAAGCCGGATTACGATCATCTTCGCCCAGATAGCCGGTTGCGGGGCCGACGGATCGGGTTTGCACCCTGCCGCCCGTCAGAGCACCGCCCCCGGCAAGGGAGGCAGCAACCGGCACAGTCGCAAGCGTTCTGGCCCTGCCGACTTCAAGGGTCAGCAGTTCATTTTGCAGCCGGTTGTATTCCTTCCGGGCCTTGGCATCATCGCTGAAATTCTCGTCGATGATATCGCCAAGCACAGACAGAGAGGCGAGGGGCGGGGGTCCGCCCATCGACATACCCGCCCCTGCCGTCGCGTTAGACGCGGAGAGCAGGGTAAGGCGGTTTAGACCCGTGGCAGCCGCCGCATCCGTCACGCCCGTCGCCGTGGACATGATGGATTGCGCCGGGGTCATTTGCTTCTGTTTCCTGCCAAAGAGGCCGCCCAGAAGCTTGAGGCCGCCCGCAATAATGGCGGGGTTCATTAGACCGGCCCTTCCGCCATGAGGTTTGCGAGCCGTTCGAGAAGATCGGCGTCAGACCACGCCAACGCTTCCTTGCGGAGCTTTGCGAAAGATTTCGTCATACGGAGCCGGTCGAAATCGACCAGCATGAGACGCTCTGACGCAGCCGCGCCGAGTTCCTTCACCAGTTCGGGGCTGATAAGCGGAAGCCCCCGGCCAACCGGGAGACG